GTATCTACTTGAGAAAATACACAACTCGCTAGTAGCCAAAATATTACTACAAATAAGTACGCTAACTTCTTCATTTAAAAATCACTATATATTATTTCATCAACTACACCTTGCACGTCTTTACGTGTAGCTTCCATTTGCATCATGATGTTTGCTTGAAATCTTTCAACTTCTTTACCGTTAAACACTATGATTGTAGGTACTACTACAATTTTATAATCAGACTGATAAGTACCTTCGTCGATACTAATATCCATAACTTCACAATCAGTTAACTTATCAAGATAATCTACGCTATTACTAGCATTCCAGCTAGCATTAAACTGCACAACGCAAATATCACTATTGCACATATTCTGTCCAAAAGCCGTGCCAGCTACAAACATAAACAACATTAACAAAAGATATGTTACTACTGCTCTAAAGTCCATTGCGTCTTCCATAATTAATTAAGATTATCTATTTTTTCTTCAATACGATCAAGATCTTCTTTAAGCTCAGATACATCTTCTTGTGTAGTCATAATAGTCTGACGTACTAGTTGATCTTTCATA